CTCTACAAGCCCCCCAAGTTCCTTTCCAGTTCGACTCATCAATTCCACATTTCCGTGATCGTTAACCTTCCAAATATTTAGAATAACCCCTCCTTTCGTCATCCATCGTGCAATAATGGGATAGGGATTTTCAGTTCCTTCTGGGGCAATTTTAAACACGGGTCGTTGATGACGGATAAGCCAAACGGAATCGTCGGGATTGATTTGAACGTATTCACCGTCTTTATCTTCACGCCACGCTGACAACAAATCTCCTAGTGGAATTGGTCCTTCTTCTAACATCGATAGTTTCATTTTTGGACGAAACATCTCGGCCAGAATAGTCCGGAGGGCTTCTTTTATTACTATTTTAAGCTCACTTTTTTTCATGTTGTCCTCAACTGTTTTCGGCATTCCTTGAGCAACTCGTAAGAGAGCAAAAGAACCATGATTTGATTATCTTTGACAATCTTATCCGGATTAACTTTATCTAGTTGATGGACAACTTCGGTGATCTTAATGCGGGCAACATTGTCATCGATTTTCTTGACCACTTCGGTCAACTGCGTCTTCACTTCGGAGACTTTTGATTTGACAAAGTTGCCAAGAGAATTGGTATTAGCGATGTTGTAAATATATTCACGTAGAACCGCCTTCTGATCGTCATCTAATACCGTAGCATACTTGGTATTGAGTTTTTCGAGCAAAAGTTCGTAAGCGAGAAGACGGGTTTCCGCAGATTGTCGTCTATAGCAGTCGATGAGTTGTTCGTCTTCGGTTTCTTTTGGTACAGACTTCGGCTTGTCAACAATGTGCTCTACTATGCAGGTTTTGGCTTGGAACACTTCATTAACATCAAACCTAACGTCTCCGGAAACACCGTCTTCAAATAGCTTATAGATAGAAGCCAATATTCGATAATTCCGAATAGGAGCCTTAAAAAGTTCATCAAGAGGATAAACTTCTTTAATTTCCTTTATGAGTTCATACTTCTCGTGAGCGAGACTTTTACGGCTCAATCTTTTACGAGCTTCAAGAATAACAGAAACGAATCGCTCTGCTTTGGTTTCGTCGAGAAGTTTGTGTGAAAGAAGAGCACTGTAAAGCTTCCATTCTTTCCCCAGTTCTGTGTTCTCCTTAAAATATTTGAATAGCAAATCTTTAGCTGGTGACTCGCTTCGTCCTGCCAAAATATCGGCAGTGATTTGTCGAGTCAAAAGTTCAAAGAGAATGCCAGTATTTTTAAACTTGGAATGACGCATTCGTTTCTGCATAGTAATTTCAACTCTCAACTACTTTATAAATATGTTGTTTCAACTCCAAACATACACATTTGTTATACCTTATTCTTCTATGATGTTGCTTTCGTCAAGAAGAGTTTTACCGGCATTCGGTCCTAGTTCATCTCGAAGCTCCTTCTCTTCTTGAAGAAGGGGTTTTGTTAAGAAACCTTTTAGACCACTAATGACACCCTGATCTACTTTGGGTTTGAGTCCAACCCCCTCATTCATTCCAAGGGGAGAACTTCGATAATGATGACGAATATCACGTTCTGTACCCGGCTTGGATTTCATTTCTAAATTACCTAGTGGGTCTTCTCCAAATGGATAATCACGAGCATTTTTTCGTCCTGTTTGGTCTCGGTCAGATTGATCTTGTTCTGTTCTTTCCTGTAAAGGCGGTCCACCTTCTCCCCCACCGGGACTACCTCCCGGTCCACCTTCGAGGTCTCCAAGATCTGGACCACCTTCTGGTCCACCACCACCACCAATATTACCGGGATTGATTTGTTGTGCTGGTTTAGCAGGATCGTTTCCTTCTTCCTCAATTGAGGTCAGGCGGAATTTTTGTTTGGTATCTTCGAGAATTTCATCGGTGAGGTCCATAATATCTTCATCGGACATATTGAAGATATTCTTGTAAATCCATTCTTTGGACATGAGTTTTGTTTCCAACATATCCGCCGCAACCGATACTTTTTCTCCCCAGATTTCAACCTTTTCACGTTCAAAGATTGTACTTGGGTTGGTGAGTTCCAGTTCGAAATCAACCAAAGATTCGTCCCTGTAACCCTGTGCATATAAGTGAATGATAGCAATCTTGCTGAGTTCTGAAACGATGATTCGTTGAATGCGTTGAATTGTGCGTGCAAAACGCACGTCTTCCGAGGCCAATGTGGCTTTTCCAGAAAGTCCTTCTTCATATCCGAGGAATGCTTTCGGAATTTTAAGAGCAGCCATCATTTTGTGTTTAATGTAATCCAAATCTTCGATGCCAGTCCATTCCATTCCGGCCAGAGTATCGATTTCTGTTCCGCTATCACCACCACGAGTTGGCAGATAAATGTCTTCCGTCATGTTGTTGAGATTAAATCGAAGATTATAATCTCCTGTGCGCTCATCAATAAATGGAACTTTCTTCACCTTAGAGATAAGTTTCTCCATGTAAGCATCAACTTCGTTTGGAGGAATCGCACCAACATCAATCTTGAAAATACGTCGTTCTGGAGCACGCATGATCCGATGAATTAGCATTGCGTCTTCCATCAAAGAAAGCTGTTTCCAAACACGACGGGCTGGCTCGATCATTGCCTTACCATATGGAAGGAAATTGCTGTCGGAAAGTAAACGGAAATGAGCCATTTCATAGTTTTCCAAAACTTCTGCCTGAGAAGTATCGGTTGGTCGAAGCTGAAATTTCACATACCGTTTATTGTATGGATCGGCATTCTCAATACGCTCAACATTATATGCCGAAATTGGTTCTACCATGTAAATGCCGTATTCGGGAGTAATGTATAATCGAAGGAAAAAATCGCCGTATTTGCACATGTTACGAGTCCAAGACCAAAGGTTACCCTCGATATTGAGAATGTCGTAAAACAGGTTGTGAAGAATTTTTTTGATATTCTGGTTTTTCGAATGAATAACCAACATTTCTTTCAATTCGTTCAGGGTAAGACACTCGTCAGCATAAATGTCCAATGCCGAGGCGATGATGGGGTCCATATCCATTGTATTTCCAACGATGCAACTGTCGGTTGCAAAGTTTTCATACTTTTCAACTGTTACGTCATATACTTCAATCTCTCCGATACATTCAATAGAGACAATTTTATGATTCAGAGTTGTCTCGATTTCTTTTTTGAATGTCTTCCAATTATGTCCTTCACCTTGAAGACGATTTTGTAAAGTTGAATGATCGCAATGAATGTGTTTAATGAAATCCCATAGATTTATTTTAGAGTACTCTTTGTAATAATCAAACGCTCTTTGTTTTACGTTTTCGAATGTAATATCATCACGATATTTTGGATTTCTTTCACCTGTTTGGTCTCTATTCTTGAATACTTCTTTTAGTGTATTAGAGCGTTTTTCATTTGAGTCGTCTGAATGTGTATTTCCATAAAATGGATGGTTTGATCCATTACGTTCTCCATTCCATCGATGAAACTGACGGTTAACATAATTGGGGTGAGATTTCAGCTTTTGGAGTTGATTTTTATAATTTTCACTTCCCCATAGCACATTCTTATTGTGATCAGAATGTAATCTCTTATGAGCTTCCCAATCCATTATTTCTAGGTTTTCAGGAGTATTGTCTGATCCATTGAAATTTTTGTGATGAACGACTTCATTTTTTTCAAGTGGTCTATAAAACTGTTCGGCAATTATTTTGTGTTCTTGCTGCCATCCTTTTGAGAAGTTGTATATTTTACGATAACGCTTAAATCCATGTTTATCATACCCATACTCTTTCTGATAGAAAGGCATTACAGAATCGCCTACACGCAACTCAAAAAGACGTTTTTTGCTACCATCTCTCATTAAGAATGGGTGCTTCAAACTTCCAACGATAGAACTTCCGTCATCAAACGTTACTCTATATCCTTGACGTGTCCCCTTTTTCTTACGTGGATGATATGCTTTCCCAAGTTTTATGGATTTGGTTTCATGGTCGTATGAGAATACCCAAAATCGTTCTTGAGGACGGTCTTTATATTTCTCAGCCAGTTCAGCAATAGTTGGGCGTGATCCATCTGGCAATGGAATAATGGTATCTGGTCCTACACAATCGTAATCACGGAACAAGTCCATTCTTGCTGCTTGGTAAGAGAGAGCAAAGTCTCTGGTGTATGCGTTGTAAGCTGTGGAACGGATACGATTGAAACGGTCTCGCAATGAGTTGCGATCCGTTGCATACATGATATTGTCGGTGTCCTTGATTTTAATCTGTTTACCACCGACGTTTCGAACAATCACATCAGTTGAAAAAAGCCTCTTCAACCTCGCATAAAGAGATTGTTGCTTGATATCTACTGTATCGTCATTGAATTGTTTGAAGTGATCTGCCATAGAATTAGCCTTTCATTATTCGTGTGTATGTATGATGCTTTATAACATCGTGACTATAAATATGTAGAAAAAAACGTTAAAGGAGCCATTTCAAGTCCTCTTCTGGGCCACCAAATGGAGTTTTTACTCCGACTGGCATTTTCCATGCATTTTGGGGTTGTCTTGCACCAACTCTATACACCGGTGATTGCTCGGGTTTTTTTACTGTAATCTGATCAAGTGTGGCTCTAGTTAAGTTGATTCGTTCCTGTTGTAGCCTAAGAGCGGTATCTCGAACCCAGATTCCAATGGCCAATGACATAACCAAGTCGTCGTTATATCCTGTGGCTGCTTGTGGTTTGTGGTTTTCCCAAACGAAAACTTCTAATTCAGAATAAAGCCGTTTAGAATAAAGGTTAAGTGATTTATCCACGAAGTATTGGCACATATTAGAAATAATGACTGGACGGGTTCGAAGAGTAGTCGCAAACCCCGGTACCATTTTCTTTTCTTCGGTATAGTATTTGTTGGTCATTTGTTGTTCAACATCAACATATCGAAGGTCTGCGGAACCATAAAAGGTATTAGGATAACCACGGTCAATAATTTGTTGTAAAGTAGCCCATCCCGGTCCTTCACGTTCAACGATAAGTAAAGCGTTGTTGTAATCAGTTGCTACAGAAACAAGCATGTTTCCAAACTCCTTGGTAGATATGTGCCCTTTGAATTCAGCACATTGTTCCATAGTTTTGGCGTTGAGAACATGAAAAGCTGAATAATCTTCACCGTCTCCACGGGCAACGTCTGCACAATTATGAGTCGTTATGTTTTTACACAAAAAAGTTCCACTCGTTGTTGTAAAATTATAGACCATTCCCGTATAATCTATTTCTTTTACTTTTTTAACCCGAAAATAGATTTTGGTTTCATCTGGACTTAAATAGCAATCGGCAATCCGCTGTGTTTTTGACTTTGGGGAATGATTCTCCAACAAAAATTTACAGCCATAATCGTGGATAGTTAAGGAATATGCCTCTTTCTGATTAACCATTTTATTTTTAATTGTGGTTTGTTTTTCTCTTCTTAATAAATTGACCGAAGAAACACATCCGATTGAAAACAATATATCTTGAATGTCTTCTAACAACCGTAGAGAAATAGAAGTGATTTTTATTGTTTTCGCATTTCTTTTATTAATTAAAACACAACCATCCCCGGCTACATAACCATTAATTAACTCCTTCTTTATGTGGACCGGAGAGTACTTTATAACTTCGGAGATGAATTTCCCGCCCGCATACTTGCCGAAATGGGTCGTTAAAAAATTTCCTATTTGTTTAGAATTAAATTGACAAATCGTAGTGTTATCGTCCTTCTTCGTAATTGTGAGACTTCGACCAATGATATTTTCAACGACGTGTTTTAATCGATTCACAAGATCCATCTCATTAGAGTTGTGTGCAGTATAAACCGTCACGTTATTGTATTTGTCGCTATAACACCATCCTTCGACTAACCAAATTCCAACAAACCACCAGAAATCGTTCTCTAGTAATGGATTCTTTCTCAGTCGAAAGTCACTTCGTCCCGTTTCATTAAATTCATTCCATAATTTGTCAAAATCGGTGACAATATTATTTGTTTTATAGAAATTGGGAAAACAAATCCAATCATTTTTCTTTACTAACTTCGCATCTTTGAAGTGAAAGTCATGTTCCCAATATCTTTGATTGAAAGCATACTCACTATTGGTTTTATTATAATTTCTTTGAAGTCTTGAATTGGAACTAACTAAAATGGGATGTTCTGCGGTAAATTTGGTACTCCGAAACGTATTGGAAGGAGTAATCTCATATATCTTTCCCTGATATTCTCGAATCTTTATATCTTCAATCGTAGTATATCGTCCTTCACTATCGATTAACTTATCTTCATATGTTACATCCTCAATGCTT